TGGATCATTATGCAACAGGCCGCTAATAACTGCCTCTTATTGGAGTAAACCATGACAGTCACCGTAAAAGTATTAGTACCGGCAAAGTATGCCGAAAACGCCCAAACAACCCAGTACACAGCGACTGGCGTTACGGCTATTATCGACAAGTTCACCGCAACCAACATCACTGGCACCGCCGCCACAATCAGCGTTAACTTGGTAACAGTTACTGGTTCTGCCGGTAATACCAACTTGATTACCAAAACTAAGACTTTGCAGGCGTCTGAAGTCTATACGTTCCCTGAATTGGTGGGCCAAGTCCTTGGCATTGGCGACTTTATCAGTACAATCGCAGGCACAGCCAGCGCAATCAATATCCGCGTTTCTGGACGCGAGGTGACCTGATGCGTGTAACCTACGGCAAGGGTTTTAATTTTGCACCGACCTTGTCCATGACGGACAAGGTTTTGGCGCTGCAAAATGAACTTCTAAAAATGCCGCAGGCCAATATTGTTACTGAGCATATTTTTAAGCCGGGCGTTTATGAGCGCAAGATCACAATCCCCGCTTGGACTGTTTTAACTGGCGCAGAACATAAGACACCTTACCACGTCCGAGTTGAAAAAGGCACAATTGCAGTTAACACAGATGACGGCATTAAAGTGTTTACTGGCCCGTGCGACTTTCCTGCAAAAGCGGGGATGCAACGCGCAGGGCGGGTGTTTGAAGAAGAAGTGGTTTGGGTGGACGTGTACGACAATCCAGACAATTGTATTGATTTGGCAACGCTAGAAGACCGTTTGTATGTCGTTCCTGCTTGCGGCCTTGCCGACAGCCGGACTGACGTACAAAGAGCGCAGATTGATTACGGCGCGTTTCTTTATCAGATTAACATGACTCAGAATGAAATGGACATGATTGTCCATAACGAGTCTGATTTGATGGATATGCCCGATGGTGTAGCTGTGGAACTGCGCGATTCGCCGATCCACGGCAAAGGATTGTTTGCAACCCGTGATTTTGAGACTGGGGAAGTTGTTTGCCCAGGCCGAGTGGATGGTAAAAGAACGCCTGGTGGGCGATTCATCAATCATTCGTTTAATTCCAATATCAAACCCGAAAAAGTAGGGGATGACATTTATGCAATTGCTGCGCGTAAAATACGCATAGGCGATGAATTACTGGTAGATTACAGAGCATCAATGCGAGTCAATTTTGGACTCACGTTACAAGGAGAATTGCCATGTCTGGATGGGTAGCAGGGGCCATAGCGGTCAGTAGTTTAGTAGGCGCAAATGCGGCTAAAAGTGGGGCTAAAACGCAAGCCGCCGCCGCAAGCGACGCCGCTAATCTTCAAAATGAACAATTTCAGCAGACTCGCGCTGACTACGCGCCTTGGCGCGCTGCTGGTGAACAAGCGCTGAACAAATTAATTCCTTTGTCAGACTATAAAATGTTTGGCCCAGAACAGTTTAGCGCAGATCCAGGCTACGGTTTTCGTTTGGCCGAAGGTCAAAAAGCGCTTGACCGAAGCGCCGCATCTCGTGGCGGTTTGATTTCTGGTGGTGCTTTAAAAGCGGCTACTCGATTTGGTCAAGACATGGGTTCGCAAGAATACATGAACGCATTTAATCGTTATCAAACTGAGCGTGCGGCGCAATTACAACCGCTTCAATCTCTGGCTCAAATTGGCCAAACTTCTGCCAATCAACTTGGTCAATTTGGCGCAGCTAATGCGTCTAATGTTGGCAATCTAATGACTGGCGGCGCAGCGGCTAACGCGGCAGGGCAAGTTGGTATGGCCAATGCTTTTACAGGTGGTCTTGGTCAATACATGAATTACAGCCAAAATCAAGCACAGAATTCATTGTTGCAACAAGCGATACAAAATCGTGGGTCAACGTATGGATACACATCACCGCAAACTAATTTTACCGGCGCAGACTATTCCCTTAGTGGTAAATTAGGTTCTGGCTATCCATAAGGACTAAATCATGGCACTTGATCCAAACATCGCTCTTAGCGTTAGGCCATTGCAATTTGAAATGCCCAATCAGTTGGCGCAGTACGCACAAATATCGCAAATTCAAAACGCGCAGCAAGCTAACCGGTTGCATGAGATGCAAATGGCCGAATATGAGCGCGCGCGCCTTGAAGAAGAAGGCACACGTAATTTCCTCGGTAGAGCAGATTTAACTGACCCCGCCGTGCGTTCGCAACTGTTAACTAGCTACGGTAAATCTGGCCGCGAAATATACGGCAAACTTAGTGAAGCTGAAAAAGCACAAACAGAAGAATCCGCGCGCCGGGCCAAACTTATGCAAGACACGCAAGGCATGTATCAAAACATGTCTAACATGATTTCTAACAAGGCAGACGCGGTTGGTTTTTTGCAAAGAATGATTAATGATCCTGCAATGAAAGATTCGCCAATTGCAAAAATTCCTTTAATGCAACAAGTTGCAAAAATTCCAGAAGACCCTCAAGGATTGGACGACTGGAAAAAACAATTTGCGCTCGGCGCAACTAAATATATTACTGAAAACAAACCTCATTACGTTTCACAAAACGCAGGTGGTTTTGAACAAGTTTTGGCAATGCCAGGCCTTGGGGGTGCTGCTAATGTGGTGCCTGGTAGTTACACTAAAAAAACTGCAACACCCGGCGAATTGATGGTAGACGCCCGCGCAAGAGAACGGCTTGCTGCTGAATCAGCTACGGGTGTACTATCGCCTCAGTCACTTGAACTTGCGGCCAACATGTATACACAAACTGGTCAACTGCCAGCTTTGGGTATTGGTAAAGGCGCGGCTAATGTCAAAGCGCAGATTATGAACCGCGCCGCAGAGCTAGCGACGCCCGAAGGTACAACCGCAGCAAACGCCGCCACAAATATTATTGGTGCTAAACAAGACGTGGCTTCGCAAACACAAGCTGTTAAAGCCTTTTCAACTGGCAAACAAGGCCAGCAAGTTAATGCGTTTAACACTGCGATTGATCACTTGGGCACAATGGACAAATTGTCTGACGCGTTGCAAAACGGCGACATTAAAGCATTTAATGCACTTGGGAACGTTGTCGCACGTCAAACTGGCCAACCAGCACCTACCAACTTTGACGCGGCTAAACAGATTGTTACTGCTGAAATTATTAAAGCAGTGGTTGCAAGCGGTGGTGGTGTTACAGAACGTCAAGAAGCCGAGCGTAACTTTGCTGCGGCTAATAGCCCCGAAGCGCTTAAAGGTGTTATGAACACCTATAAACAATTGCTTGGCGGTCAGTTAAAGAGTTTAAACTTGCAGTATGAGAACACTACAGGCCGCAAAGACTTTGATAAAAAGTTGACGCCTGGCGCTAAATCAACTTTAGATAGTTTGCGCGGCCCTGAAACGCCAGCGGCAAACGCAACTAAACTAACGCCTGCCGATCAACAAGCCTTAGCTTGGGCTACGGCTAACCCAAATGATCCACGCGCAACACAAATCAAGCAACGATTAGGGATGTAACATGGCCTTTGATCCAGACGCTTATCTTTCAGCCGTTCCTGCCGCCGCGCCCGGATTTAACCCAGACGCGTATTTAGCTCAATCTGGCGGCGGTATACCTGGCCAACGCCGCTCGGCGGATATGCTGACGCAGTTTGGCCGTAGCGCCGCAGGGTTAGTAGATACCACTGTTGGAAATATACCCTCCGCTGTTGTTCAGCAAGTTGGGTACGCTGCCGCGCGTCCTTTTACAACGCCCGCTAGAGCAACTGAGTATTCTCAAGCCATATCTGAACCAATACGCAACCCCATGGGCCGGTTGACAGGTGTTGAACAAACTCCTGAATACCAACAAGAAGCTGGCACACGGATAATGAATTTTATTGGCCAAAACGTCAATAAAGGCGCTGAATGGATTGCTAAGAAAACAGGCTTACCTACTGCTGACGTAGCCAACATGATTGGAACGCTGACTGTAGCAGCGCCCGAAGTGAGCCAAATTGGCAAGCAAGTTAACGCTATGGCGCCCGTTCAAAAAGTCACAAACGCGTTAGCGCAAGCTAAAGAAAAAGCAAGTGCTAATGTTTCTGGCGCGGCGGCTAATCTTACCGGTAGCTTGACCGGCAAACCTGGCGCGGCGTTTAGCGAAGCCTATAAAGCAGGCAAAACAGGCGAAACATCTTTTCTTGAAAATTTGCGTGGTAATGCAACGCCCGATGAACTATTGGCTACTGTTAAAGAAGGCGTTGATAAAATTCGCTTGGACAATTCAGCCGCGTATCAAAATGCCAAAACTGGTTGGGCGGCTGATAAAACACCGCTAGATTTTAATCGTATTGATAAAGCGTACAACGACATTAAAAATTCGTATACCGTCAATGGCAAATCCAAAATAGGATCGGCAGAACAAAAAATTGTTGATGAAATTGGTACCGTTTTAGACGAATGGCGCAGCGATCCAACCGCGCGTACGGCATTGGATTTAGACGCGCTTAAACAACGTATTGACGCAATCTATCCTGAAAGTCCTAAGCATACACAGGCACAACGCGCGGTGACAGATGTGCGTAACGCGGTCAAAGACGCAATTGTTCAGCAAGCGCCTGATTATGCTCAAGCCATGAAAAATTACGACACTCAAATGACTTTGTTGCGCGATGTAACAAAAGCATTGGGCACAAGTGATAAAGTAGCTAAAGAAACTGCGATTAGTAAAATTATGACTACGTTGAAATCAACGCCGTCTGCTGAATTTCGCCGCCAATTAGTAGACGTACTCCAACAACAAGGAGGCGTTGATATTTTGCCTGCTGTAGCAGGACAAGAACTTGGCCAATTTATACCAACTAGCGGCGTAGGCCGCGCTGTGGCTGGCGGTGGACTTACCGCAGCGTATTATTTGCACCATCCCGAATTAGCCGCCATATTGCCTTTAACTTCACCACGTTTAATGGGCGAAGCATTTTATAAAATGGGACAAACTGCGGGCGCTGGTGGCCGTGCCGTTAATGCAATGGCCAATATGACACCAGGCCAAGCTGCTTATGCGGCTTACGCAAGTCAACAGAATCAAAACGCGTTAAACCAACCATTCCGTATGGAAATCCGTGGGACAGGTCAATAATGGACACTCAAGTTTTATTCAACATCGCGGTCAGTCTTGCTGGCTTCTTGGGTGGCTGGGTGTTAAACAACATCTACAGATCACTTGAGCGTCTGGACGCCGACGTTCGTGCCATGCCTTTTAACTACGTTACCCGCGACGACTACCGCGCTGACATGCGTGAAGTTAAAGATATGTTGGCCAAGATTTTTGACAAACTTGATAACAAGGTTGACAAATGAATGCGCTGGTTTTGGCTACTGCTCATATCATTGGTTTTTTGGGCAAATGCCAAAGCACCTTGCGTAATTACAGACTTTTACGCTCTGAGTTGGCTGGGAAACCCCTCAGAGCGTCACCAGAGATTGTCGGAATGGCTCACCACGAATGGTGATAACTGTTCATCTGAGCAATTAGCGGGAATTTGGAATAATCTTGCGGCATGGGCGGGGGTTGCAGACAGCGCAGAGTTAAGGGCTAAAGTTCTTTATTACTACGCCAGAGCGGTTGAAAGGGAAAAGAAATGATTACCCTAGACAAATGGTATCCCTTAGTGCATCCAACGCCCTATGACGCCAAATCTGTTGCTTTTGAGAAAGCCTGCAAGCGTGTTGAAATGGAATACAAAGCGGCTTTAGAGTGCCACAAGCAAGTTAAAGCCACGGAAGAAATGGAAGTTGAGCTGTACAACAAACGAGGCAGACAACATACTATTGAACTTGGATCGTTTGACGATACTAGGCGGTTTAGAATTTTTGTATGAGGTTTTAAATGGAAGATTTAAGGGGAAAACTTACATTTGCAGTGACTCTTATGGTCAGTGCCACGCTCTGCATTTGCATACTTGGTATGGTGGGCGCTTTCATACTTGGTTTATGGGCTAAAGAAGTTGACAACTCAGAGATTTTTGCTTTGCTCAGTCCAGCTTTTCAAACCATCATCGGTGGATTTATTGGACTGTTGGCTGGCGTAAAACTATCACACGACGAGGTTACAAATGTTCGGACTTGACGCGCTCTTAGGCATCGGCGGTAAACTTATTGATAAGTTAATCCCTGATCCAGAACAAAAAGCCAAAGCCCAGCTTGAGTTGGCCAAGATGGCGCAAGATGGTGAGTTGGCAAAGATGGCTAACGAGACTGAGCTGTACAAGACCGAGCAAAACAATCTGACCCAGCGTGTTCAGGCGGACATGGCATCCGACTCTTGGTTGTCTAAGAACATTCGCCCCATGACGCTGATCTTTTTGCTGGTGGCCTATTCTGGCTTTGCCATCGCTTCAATCTTTGAATACGAAACCCGTGGCGCCTATGTTGAGCTGCTTGGCCAGTGGGGTATGCTTGTTATGTCGTTCTACTTTGGCGGCAGAACACTCGAAAAAATTACAGATAGGGTCAAAAAGTGAAGTTAACTGAACATTTTTCCCTTGAGGAACTAACCCACACCGACCACCGTGAATATGATAATACGCCGAATGATGCAGAACTGGAAAACCTCAAGCGCCTTGCGGAGTTTCTTGAAGACGTCAAAACTGTATTGGGCGGTAAGCCTGTAATGATCAATTCTGCCTTCAGGAGCAAGGCCGTAAATGACGCAGTGGGTTCATCTGACAAATCTCAGCACCGCACGGGGTCTGCAGCAGACATCCGTGTGCCTGGTATGACGCCAGACGAAGTGGTCAAAACAATCATTGCTTCGGGTTTACCCTACGATCAAATCATCCGTGAGTTTGACCGCTGGACGCATATTAGTATTGCAGACAAACCACGCAAGCAAGCATTAATCATTGATAAACAAGGCACTAGGCCGTTTATTTAAATAAAAGCGTCATAAACTTTGTATAAGGTGTTGAAATGTCAAACATACCGACACCCGAAGATGCACGTTTCTTTGCGCTATGCGTAAAGAAATGGCAAGAAATCCTCAACCTCGGCGACTGGCGCATCGAGAAAGGATTGAAGCCTGCCAAGCAAGCAATGGCTTCTGTCGAATTCAATGAGAGCGCCCGTTTGGCCACCTACCGCTTAGGTGACTTTGGCGCCGAACAAATAACCCACGAATCCCTTGATTGCACAGCACTGCATGAATTGCTTCATGTGATGCTGCACGATCTTCTGGCTGCGGCTCAAGACCCTAAGTCATCGCAAGATGACATAGACAAGCAAGAGCATAGAGTGATTAATTTACTTGAGCGCTTGCTCTCAAAGGATTTAAATGGGCGCACATAATGAAACTTGCACAGACGAGGAATTTCTTAGACTGTGGGATAAATACCAGTCTACGACAAAGATTGCAAAAATTTTATGCATATCTGATCGTGCTGTTGCCTATCGCAGACGCAGGATGGAAAAAGAGCATGGTGCTTTGCCAGCGGCAGATCATCGCGGTGCGGCTTATGCTTTTACAAGGCCAAAGTCTTTTTCGCCGTTGAAACAAATAGACCTTGGTATGCTGGACGGCACAGTCATCGTATTTTCTGACTCGCACTTCATACCTGGCCAACGATCAACGGCGTTCAAAGGACTTTTGTGGGCCATAGAGACGTTTAAACCTCACGCCGTGATAGCTAATGGCGATTCTTTTGACGGCGCGTCTATCAGCCGCCACGACCCGTCAGATCAACCAGCCACGTCTGTCATTCAAGAACTAAAGGCTTGTCAAGGTATGCTGGGCGAGATTGAGGAAATTGCTAAGGCTGAGCGCCATAACGTGCGCCTGATCCACACATGGGGCAACCACGACTCAAGGTTTGCAATGCGCCTTGCTCAACACGCGCCTCAGTTTAAAGACGTGTTGGGTTTTAAATTAGACGATCATCTTCCAGACTGGGAATTCTGTTGGGCGTGCTGGCCAACTAAAGACACCATCGTCAAGCACCGTTATAAAGGCGGTGTACACGCCACGCATAACAACGCCGTCAATGCTGGCGTAAATATTGTCACAGGGCATCTGCATTCTTTGAAAGTGACGCCCTTCTCAGATTTTAATGGCGTTCGTTTTGGCACTGACACCGGAACATTGGCTGAAATTGACGGCCCTCAATTTACTTATGCCGAATTAAATCCTTCAAACCATCGGTCAGGTTTTGCAATACTTAACTTTTTTAATGGCCAGTTGTTGTGGCCAGAGCTTGTTTGCAAATTTGACGAAGGGCAAATTCAGTTCCGTGGTGAAGTGATTGACGTGAGCGCGTTTTAGCCCCTATAAGGGCAATACAGGATAAAACTATATGAGTGCTTGGTTAATTGTTCTCACGGGGGCAATCTACGCATATATTGCGGTGGAACAGTTGCTAAGGGGAAACCCGTATATGGCAGTTGTATACGCTGGGTATGCGTTCAGTAATGTGGGGCTTTACTTCTTAGCGAAGTAAGCCCCATTTAATTATTCCGCAGCTTCTTCTTCTTCAGTGTCTTCTTCAAACTCAATCTCAAGTTCGTCAGCATCTTCATATTCCATTGCCCAATCATTTGCTTCTTGGGCTTCAATAAATTCCTGAATGATCTGTAGCTTTTCAAAATCATGTGAGGTAATGGTGACTTTTTCTTCACCAATCCAACCGATGTTAATTTCCAATGTATACATAATTTTCTCCTTACGCAACCGATTGTTGCAATCAAATATTAGGCTTGTTTTGTGTCAGTTGTGTTTAACGCTCGATATGCCTCAAGTGCTGTTTTTAAGTCACACTGGAGATGCTGAATGATGTCATCTTGCTCTTGCAGTTTGGCGTAAACGTCCTCAGCAAACTTGGCCAAGTTGGCTTGGCTCCATGAACGAAAGTCAGGTTTGTTGGTCATCACTTTTCTTTCGGTAGTATTCCCTTGGGAATTTGGCCTTGGCGTCCAAATGTTGGCGCAACCAAGCGATGCCGCCAAGCTCATTAAAAATCATTATGTGCCGGTCGCACAGTCTAATCTGGCGCCCTTTAAGTGGTTCGGGTGGTTTAGGTCTCGGCATTATGGTTGTGTTGCCTCGTTAAGCAACTCGATACGTTCGCGCGCAACGCGCAGGGTGTTATAGCGCTGGTGTAAGCGCTGGAGCATGGAGACGCGCTTGGCGTTCTTCCGTTCTTCATTCAGCAGTCTGAGGACTTCTTCCTCTGTCAAACTGCTAAGTTTGTTGTTAAGGCTTCGCCAGGTGTCGTTCAATTTTATTCTCCAATTCTACAATCGTTGCATGTACGCGGTTAACTGCGCGCATGGCAGCGTTAACGTCACGATCTCTAATGCGTAACTCAGCTTTGGCCGCTTTGAGTTTGGCCTTCCACAGATCAAGTCTTTTCATTTTGTTCTTTTATTGTTTGCTGAATCTTAGCTTGCGCGGCCATGCCGTCCTCGTAGCCTTGCGCGTACGTAGCGTTATCAATGTCAATCAGTTGTTTAATAAGCGCCAGACTTTCTTCGCATACTTTGGTCAAACTAGCCAAAGCCATATCTCGTTTGATAATCATTTGTTTCCCCTTTCTCGAATGGCTTTAACGCAGTCTTCCGCAGTAGGCGCATAAAACCATTCATTCCACATAACTTCACATAACTTTGCACATTCTTCACGCTCAATCAGCACAGCGGCTTTAATGGCATCAATTTCCCAATGGTAGGGTTGGCCTTGGGCTTGCAATATCTGTTTGCCAAGGTTGCTATGCTTTTCAACATCGTTGAATGCTTCTTCTTCCTCATTTGTCCAGTCAGTCATAGTGGTGCGTCCTCATGGTTATCAGGGTTAAATTTAGGGACTCGGTTGCCCTTGTCCTTGGGGTTGGGAAACGGTGGGAATGGCCAGCTCATGTTCTAAGTTCTTCCATTGCAATATCAGATATAGCCCGCTTGTCGTGCAAGGCCGCCCAAATTTTTTCATCAACTGTTTTGTTAGTCAACATGACGTAACACCACACGTCATGCTTCTGGCCGCTGCGGTGCAACCTGCCTATGGTTTGTTCAAAGAGTTCAAGTGACCAAGGCAGTGACAGGAATACCATGTGGCATCCACCGTGCTGGAGGTTAAGACCGTGGCCTGCCGACTTCGGATGCACGGCCAGCAAGCGTACCTTGCCTTCGTTCCAGCGCTCGATGGCGCGGGCGTCGTCAAGTGTCGTGACCTTAAATCGCCTCTTGAGTTCTGCAAGTTCTTCTTGATATGTGTACGCGATGATTGTGTTGGCATGTTGGTTTTCATCTAATAATTCTTCTAGCCGGTCAAACTTATGTGTGCTGTACCACATAGGCGTTTGCTCTCGTATAAATTGGCCTGGCACGTCTGAGGGTGTGATACATGTATCGTAAACAAACCCAGACGCCAGTTGTTGCAACTTGCCCGTTACGACCGCCGCATTTATGGCAGTAATACCATCTAGCACAAAGTCTTTTTTAAGAGTGTTGTATGGCTTTAAATCCATGTCGCATTTGAGTTCAACGGTATGCAAAACGGGTAATTTGTCCTTATACTCACCTGCCTCCAAGACAAATGTGGCAGGCCTAATTACGTCCATGACCTTCTGAAGTGACCCCACGCGGGGCGCCCATTCGCCAAAATCTTTGTTAATTAGTACAAAGTATTGCTGCATAAACGCGCCCTTGGAACGGCCAAGCAAACTCTGGTCAACGATTTTGCACTGGCCAAAGACGTCCTCAAGGCCGTTGCTGGTAAACGATCCAGTCAAGCCCCAGCGTTTGGTCATGGGGTCAACGACTTTAAGAAATGCTTTGAAGCGTGTGCCGGACGGGTTCTTGAGGCGCGTGAGCTCATCAAACACCACGCCGTCAAAGTTTAGCTTTTGCTCGGCCAGCCACTGCAAGTTGTCGTAGTTGGTTACAACCACTTGGGCGTTGGTCTTGAGGGCGTCTAGGCGCTGTTTAGGTGTGCCAACGCACAAAGCCATGCTTAGGCGGTCTGCCCACTTGGGGCGCTCGACTGGCCACACGTCGGTGCAGACGCGCTTAGGCGCCAGCACCAGCCAGCGCTTGACGTGGCCGTCGCGGATCATCTCCCACATAGCAGTCAGCGTGATGGCAGTCTTACCAGCGCCGACTGGCGCCAAGATCATGGCGCGGTCATGCTCGTAGAGAAAGTCAGCGGCTGTCTCTTGATACGGACGCAATGAAAGCATCAACTTGTTCCTTAGTCCATAAACACATATATTTCTGACGCAACAGCATCATGTCAACTTCAAACAATTTTTGTAGTGGCGACAATCTGCCGCCTTTTGTTTTCAATTCCACAAACCATGTTTGACCATCGGGTAAACACGCAATGCGATCCGCTACCCCTTTGCGTCCAGGCGATGTAAACTTCCAAGTCCTGCCGCCAATGCTCTGCACAGCCCAGTCGAAGTAAATTTCAATTTCTTTTTCTCTCATGTTTGAAATCATAACATGTAAAAAAGATTTGCACAACTATTATTTCTGTGCTACATTTGAATCTCAACTTAACTAAAGGACTTTCAAATGAAGTACATGCTCTTATCTTTCTTGGCCGCCGCGTCTATCGCTCACGCCGATAACTTTGCTGAAGCAGACAACGCAGCGGGTGGAAAAATTGTTTTAATGACTGATGCTTGTGAAACAGATAAATCCCTGTCACGCGCGTATTCTTATACCAAAGACAATCGCACTGAAGATGGTTGCTGGAAATATGACGCCGAAACAATCGTCATTCTTTGGGAAAAAGAAGGCAAGCGTCGCTACCCTATCAATCACTTTTCGCTTCTAAACGCTTATCGTAAATTTAAGGCGTTTTAATCATGCAACACTCAAACATCGTCGGCGGCTCTACAGCAAAACGCGTCATCAACTGCCCAGGCAGTGTGGCGCTGGTGCAAAAGATGCCGCCCAAGCCCTCTAGCAAATACGCTGACGAAGGCACGCTCTTACACAACGTCATGGCCGAACTTATCATGGGTGACGAACCGCCTGAGTTTTACTTGGGAACAACTTACGAAGATCAAGTCTTAACGCAAGAGTTGATCGACAACAAGATCAAACCTGCGCTTGAGGCACTTGATGCAATCGACCCACAAAGAATCATGGAAATCGAAGCTGAGACACGCGTTAATTTTGGCGATCTGCTTCCCAATGTATTTGGCTCTACTGACCTCATCGGTCGTCTGGGCAACCGTGCGGTTGTTCTTGATTGGAAGTTTGGAGATGGCGTTATGGTTGAAGTCGAAGAAAACCCGCAATTGATGTTTTACGCCGCTGCTGCCATGCGTACGCCCGAAGCGCAGTGGGCGTTTGACAACGTGACTGAGATTGAAATGGTCATTGTTCAGCCGCCTGAAGTGCGCCGCTGGAAAACCACGCCAGCGCGTATTGCTAAGTTTGAGATGGAACTGGTGCAGGCCGTTAAGCAGTCTGAGAAACCTGACGCGAAACTTGCAGTTGGTGACCATTGCCGTTGGTGCGCGGCCAAGCCTATTTGCCCCAAGATGACAGGCGCCGCAGATCGGGCGCTTAAACTTCAGATTGAGGCGTTGCCTGCACAGGAAATCAGCACGCTTTTGCGTAACGCTGACATGCTAGAAGACTGGATCAAAGACTTGCGCGCCCTTGCATTGCAAATGCTTGAGTCTGGCGTGAAGCTGACAGAACACAAACTTGTGGCCAAGCGCGCCATTCGTTCATGGCACGATGAGCATAAGGCCAAGGCCGCCTTGCTTGCATCTGGCCTCACAGAATCTGAGGTGTTGGAGACAACCCTAGTCACCCCTGCGAAAGCTGAAAAGGCGCTTAAAAAGCTCAAGATCAGTTTGCCAGATGACTTGGTTGTTGCCATATCTTCAGGTAACACTTTGGCAAGCGTGGATGATCCACGCCCCGAAGTGATGCTCTTGGGTAAGCAATTAACCGCTGCCCTTTCTAAACTTCAATAAGGTAAATTATGAACTTAACTACATTCTCCCAGGCAAACTTGCCAGCCGTTTCAACTTTGTCTAGCGCTTTGCGTTCGATCCAAGCCGAAGTCGGCCCAGCCGGTGTTGTCATCCTAAAGATGGACAAAACTGGTCACTGGGTCTTTGGTGCAGATCAAACCGAAGTGGAAGACGACGCTGTATGGGCTGTCAATCCTTTCTCTTTTGTCCACGGCTTTATTGCTTGGGGTGATGGCGAAGTGTTGGGCGAGAAGATGACCAGCGTTAGCAACCCACTACCTGAGTTGGATGAGGCGCCCCCTCAAGCCAAAAAAGGCTGGGAAACTCAAGTTGGTATGTCGCTGAAATGTATATCAGGCGAAGACAAGGGTATGGAAGCGCGTTTTACAACCACGTCAGTGGGCGGCAAGCGTTCTGTTCAAACCTTGGCCGTGGCTTTGGCCGAGCAGGTCGAGAAAGACCAAACCAAACCAGTGCCAGTCGTGCGTCTGAAGAAAGACCATTACGCCCATAAATCTTACGGCAAAATCTACACGCCAGTGTTTGAGATTGTTGAATGGATGTCTATGGATGGCGAAGCGCCTGCTGCAATTGAAGCCGCTGAAGAAGCGCCTGCTGCACCTGCACGCCGCCGCCGTAACGCTTAATTGATTAGGGGGCTGTTAAGCCAGCATTCGAGGATGGTGACTCACAGTTTTTTCTGGTTTTCCACTGTGATTTATTGAAGCCCAAATCGAAGCCCCCGCCTTTTATGCTATACGTTGATTTTGAAACTCGCAGTACATGCGACCTACGCGCCAAAGGCGTGTACAACTACGCGCAAGACGCAAGCACCGATGTGCTGTGCATGTCCTACGCTTTTGATGACGATGAAGTCACAACGTGGGTGCCTACCCAGCCATTTCCCGAAAGCGTACGCAACTACACCGGCCAGATCAGGGCGCATAACGCCGCGTTCGAGCGTTTAATCTTTTGGTACGTACTACAAATAAATTTTAAGCTGGAGCAGTTTTACTGCACCGCAACACAAGCCCGCGCCAACTGTGCGCCTGGCAGTCTGGAGGACGTTGGCCGATTTGCTGGCGCGTCTATGAAAAAAGATCACAGGGGCGCGCAATTAATTCGCTTGATGTGCGTGCCGCCGTTTAAAGACTCGCCTGAACTCATGGCCGAGATGATCCAGTATTGTGAGCAAGACGTCCGCGCCATGCGTGCAATTAGCAAAGCCATGCGTGACTTATCTGACGAGGAACTTACAGACTATCACGTCAATGAACGCATCAATGATCGCGGCGTGTTGGTCGATGTGCCGCTATGCCAAGCAGCCGTAAAGTTTGCGTCTGACGAGCTAGTCGAGATCGAGCAGATTGTGCAAGAAGTCACCGGCGGTGCAATCGCCAGCGTCAGGTCGCCGCGTATGCGTGAATGGGTGCTTGAGCGCGTTGGCGAGCAAGCCAAGAAGTTGATGGAAAAAGATGGCAAGTATTCCATTGACAAAACAGTCCGTGCCAACCTTTTAATGATGGAGAATCCAGATGAAGTCCCAGCCGATGTACAAGAAGTTATCCAATGCGCCGACGACCTCTGGGCGTCCTCTGTGGCAAAGTTCAGCCGACTCAGCGGTCTGGCGGATGAGGAGGATCAACGAGTACGAGGAGCGTTCGTATTTGCTGGCGGCTCAGCAACAGGCCGCGCATCATCCTACGGCGCCCAAGTCCACAATTTCACACGCAAGTGCGCTGACGAACCCGAAGCCGCACGAAATGCTATGGTCAGAGGGCACTCAATCGTGCCTCGGTATGGAAAGCGCGTTACCGATGTACTTAAAGGAATGCTCAGGCCAGCCCTTATCCCAGCCGAAGGCAAACACTTTGTCGTCGCAGACTGGGCGGCTATCGAAGCCCGCGTTAACCCGTGGCTGTCTGGCCGTGGGGGCGACAAACTCGAACTTTTCAGAACGGGCGAGGATGTTTACAAAGTTAACGCGGCCGCAACATTTAATGTTCGCGTGGCAGATGTCACCAAAGATCAAAGACAAATTGGTAAAGTTCAAGAGCTGGCCTGTGGGTTCGCTGGAGGCGTTGGCGCTTTCGCTGCTATGGGCAGGGCTTATGGCATATCTTTGCCAGAATCCGTCGCCAAGCGAATGGTGGACGGTTGGCGCCGTGCTAATACCTGGGCTGTTCCTTATTGGACGTCGCTTGAAGAATCCTACACCAGAGCGATGAGAAACAAAGGCCGCGAGTTTAAAGCTGGCCGTATAACATATTTATTCGATGGGCAACACCTATGGTATGCCCTACCTTCTGGCCGCATTTTGTGCTACCCCTATGCCAAATTGGAATCGGACGGCATCAGTTATGCCAAAGCGGCATGGAAGCCTGCACAAGATGCAAAAGAATGGCCGCGTGCAAGGTTGTGGAAAGGGTTGGCGTGTGAAAATGTGACTCAGGCTGTCGCAAACGATTTACTGCGGCATTCCTTGCGCCAACTTGATGACGTCGTGTTACACGTGCATGACGAGATTGTTGTTGAAACTGCTGACCCAAGCGCAGCAGAGAATTTAAAGCGTGTGATGTGTACAGCACCAGCGTGGGCGCAAGGCCTGCCACTCGATGCTGAAGTTGAAACTATGAAAAGGTATGGCAAATGAACTTTCTTGAATTCCTAACGTCCCTTGCACCTGAGGGCGAGACAGCGCTTATCGTGCGTCAAAAACCCCAACTAAAAGACGGCGAAATGCAGTTCCATGCAGATGGCGCAATCAAATGCACATGGCCTGCTATGTTGCCCACCGCACGCATCAAAGACGACTGGGCAATCTACGGCAACACCGCCAGCTTTATCATTGACCGCTTCAAAGATGGCCACGTGTCGGCATCTGCCGCCAACTGCGAGTACGTGCTTGTCATGGTGCTTGATGACGTGGGCACCAAGGCCAAGATCCCGCCGCTTGCGCCGACTTGGAAGATTGAAACGTCTGAAGGGTCATTTCAATGGGGCTATGTCTTTTCTGAGCAGCCTACAAAGGCCGACTTTAGCGCGGCCATTAAAGCGATTGCTGACGCAGGTTACACCGATGCTGGCGCTATCAATGCCGTGCGTAACTTTCGCCTGCCTAACTCGATTAACTTGAAGCCTGACCGCAATAATTTTGCCGCCATTTTGCGTGAGTTTGAGCCATCACGTGAGTTTACTTTGCATGAAATTTGCCAAGCGCTTAACGTGACGCCCGCGCCTGCCGACTCTGTTGGCGTGCGCCCGATCCGTCTATCAGATGACGGCGCAGATGATGTGATGGCGTGGCTGTCTAGCCAAGGCCTGCTGTTGTCCAAGCCTAACCAAGAGGGCTGGGCTGGCGTGATCTGCCCTAACTCTGGTGAGCATAGCGACGGCAACCCCGAAGGCCGTTACATGCCCGCCAACCGCGCTTACTGTTGCCTGCATAGTCATTGCCTTGAGTTTGACTCTGGCGTGTTCTTAAAGTGGGTGGCCGAGAATGGTGGCCCGAAACACGCCCCAGGTCTTCGTGATGAGTTACTTACCTTGGCGATGGATCAAGCCTTGTCTAAGTTGACGCCATCTGACATGTTTACAGACGATGCGTCTGCCGTGATCGCTGAAGTTGAGCGCAAGGAATTAGGCCGTATTGAAAAGTCGCAGTGGTTTGAACGCTTTGCATACATTCAAGACGATGAGTCTTATTTTGACATGCAAGATCGTCGTGAGGTGTCGCGCTCGACCTTTAACGCTTTATTCCGTCACATCGCGTGCAAATCTATACATGGTAAAAACCCTAAGATTGAGGCATCTATTTGCTTTGATGAGAATCGTCAGAAACATGGCGCGAAGGCACTTGTTGGCATAACGTATGCCGCAGGTGAGTCGGTTATTGTGGCGCGCGATGGTGACCTGTATGGCAATCGCTGGCGTGATGCCCGCCCTGTCGTGGGCACGGGTGATGTGACCCCTTGGCTTGAGCATTGCAAGACGCTTGTGCCTGACGAGGCCGAGCTAGAACACATCTTCAATGTGATGGCCTTTAAACTGCAACACCCAGAAATTAAAATCAATCACGCCGTTCTGCATGGTGGCGATCAAGGTTCAGGCAAGGACACCATGTGGGCACCTTTTATTTGGGCAGTCTGTGGTGAACACCTCAAGAATCGTGGCCTCTTGGACAATGACACTATGTCGTCTCAGTTTGGTTATGCCCTTGAGTCTGAAATTTTGATCTTGAATGAGTTGAAAGAGCCTGACGCCAAAGAGCGCAGAGCGTTAGCCAATAAACTCAAGCCAATCATTGCCGCCCCGCCTGAGATGCTGACAGTTAACCGCAAGGGTCTGCATCCCTATCAAATGGCAAACCGCGTGTTCGTGTTGGCGTTCTCGAATGACCCCGTGCCAATTAGTTTGGACTCGCAGGATCGCAGGTGGTTTTGCGTATGGTCGCACGCCCCGCGCATGTCGCCCCAAGCTGCTGAGAAAATGTGGAAGTGGTACAAGTCGGGCGGCTTTGCGGCTATCGGTGGCTGGCTTGCATCCCGTGATGTCTCTGCGTTTAATGCAGGTGCCGCGCCTATGATGACCGAGTTCAAAATGAATCTTGTCGAGCATGGAATGAGCATGGCCGAGTCGTACCTTGTCGAACTTATGCGCGGGCGTCTGGGCGAGTTTTCCAAAGGCGTGGTGGCGTCTCCCTTCCATGCGCTGTGTGATCGCCTTGCAGGTGCCGCGCCCAGTGGCGTGAAGGTGCCACAACCTGCCTTGTTGCACGCGCTCAAAGAAGCCGGATGGATTGACTGCGGACGTCTGAAGTCTCGTGAGTTTGACAACAAGAAACACATCTTCTGCGCTCCTGAGATGCGTGATGTGAGCAAGTCTGAATTAAGGCGTCTCGTTGAAGATGTCCCCACCCCTATTTCTGTGAGGTTAGTAAAATGAATCGTGAAGACCTAGATTATGAAGGCCTGCTGTTTGCTGATGGCTTTGATGAGGCCATCATTGGCGTCGAAGAACGCGCGGGCGTGGTCGCCTATGACATTGACAAGATCATTGAGATTTTGATGCGTGAGATGACTGAAGACGAGGCCGTTGAGTATTTTGAATTCAACATTTTTGGCGCGTACGTGGGCGAGAAAACGCCTGTGTATATAAAAATTGTGAGATAAAAAAAAGCCCCTGTGAAGGGGCTTGTGAGGTGTGGCAACTGCTACAAATCCAAAAGAATCGCCAGCAGTGCCGCCATTATAACAGCGATTAATAGAATCATCGCATCATTGCTTCCATCGCGCCCCTGTTGAGCAATCTGCGGGCTTCCTGCCCTTCTGCCTGCGCCCGTTTGTATTCGTGTTCGTTGGCTTTTCCGCGCTCATGCTGATAACCTAGCTCAACGTAATAGTGCTCGGTATAGGTGAGAGGGCGGAAGGGCGCCAGTGCCTCAGCGATAACTTGATTCATGGCAGTAAATCCCTCACGTTTGTGGCCACATTGGCGATCTTTTGGGGGTCACCTTCCTCGATGGCGTCAAGCAGAATATAAATGGCGTGTTCAAGGTCACTGACGCGGGCAAATAGGTCGCCCACACCTGTGAAACCTTCAGCATAGGCGATGCGCTCGGCATCAGCGGGAGGCAGTTTAATTAAGTTGATCATTTTTCCAAGCCTTCCAAAAATAAAATTACATCGTCGATGCAGTCGCCGATGGTGATGTCGGTGCCGTCGCTGTCTTTAGGTTTGTTTTTGATGCGTGCTGATAAGGCTTCGCGTATGTCGTACATATCGCAAAGTGCAGACGATAGGTCGTTTTGATTAATCATTTTTAGCAGTCCCATTCTTCGAGTGTTAATTTAAAATTGCAAAGATCTTTATGAGTGTCGTTGACGTGGGCGCGGACAAGATTGCACACGGCCTCAATCAATTCTTGATCTATCAAGTCGTTCATTGTGAACGTGCCGAACGGCTCCGCGTCCATGCCGTTGATGTCGAAGGCGTTGCCTCGGTGAAATGTAATAACTGTTCTGTCAAACGTGCTCATTTTTGCAAATCCTCCTCAATAACCGCCATCGCGGTGCAAATGTCGTTCCACTGTTCGTCATAGTCGGGGTCGCCTTCGGGTATCAGGTCGGCTCGATAGGCTTCCAAAGCTGCCCACACAATGTCAATCTGTTCTTTTATATCGTGCATTTAAACGTCTCCTTGATGTAGTTGTTGGCCTCGGCCTCAGTGTCAAAGCCTAAATATTCGCCATCTTCATTTAGCCATTCGTCGGTGGTGTTGCCGTAAATAACCCAAATGTCGCCTGATTGCTCAACATGCCAACAGTTCGGGTCGTTAAAGCGTTCCATGTATAGCTCGTGAACAATCTTTTTGCAGGTGGTGTCGTTCTCGCCTGTCAATCGTTCAAGTTCTGCCGGATGGTTTTCAATCAGCAAGTCGCTGATCTTGGTTTTTAATTCGTCATGTGTCATTCGGTGGCCTCCCAAATGTCTTCGATGTGCCAATCGTCGGGGTCGCAATGCGTGTCGTACACACTGCCGTCCAACTGTTTGGCTATCTCATAAGCTTCGTCTAAACTGTTGGCCTCAACTTCGGTTTGACACATGGCTTGATAAGATGCCCTCACAATGAATTTTTTCATGCTGTAACCTCGTTTAATACAGTGTTTAAATATTGCTCAGCGCGCCTTAATTCGTCTTCGCTGATGTCCAAATCAGTGCTAATAAGTTCAAGCAGGGTCATATCTCCCAAGTGCAGGTGACCATGGCCTAAAGCATGACGCGCGATTTCTTTAATTAAAAGTTCTGTGTTCATTTTGTTGTCTCCATATATGCGGCAATGTCTTCCTCGCCTGCGTAATCAAGGAACATGTGTCGGGCTATTTCGTGCCAATTGACGTTCTGCAGGAACGCTAGGGCGTAATCCACAGCAATGTTGCCATCACCCCCGCCCGCCTCATAAATCAGCGTTTCTGCATGTTCTTTTAAGTAGTCTGCAAGCCAATCCATCATGTTGGCTTGATCATCTGAAAAGTGGTCGAACGGATCAAACCCGTCGAAAAGTTCCAAGTTGACGCGCCACGTTTCGTAGTTAGTCCAGCCGTTGTATTTGTTATCCATTTTTTACCCCCTATAAGTTAAGAAAAAGGCAAGCATGAGCGCAAAGGCAATTGCCGCCAAAATATCGTAAATGTCTTCTTTTTTCATTTCTTTAGGCTCCGATTGAGTTGTTGCAAGTAGGTGAGAATGGGCACCGCGTCATAGCGCGCGGTGTTGATCTTTGGAATGATTGAGGCCTGGAAGGTTTCAAACAATGCCGCGCCTGTGTGTTTGTCTACAATGACCCATGATGCGGTTTTCATTTGTAATCAAAAATAGGCGCTGAAACAATGGAAAACATGCGCTCGATGATTTCAGGGTTATAGGCAACAGGCGCGCCCTTGATGCGGATGATGAACAAGCCATCATCTAGTTCAACAGTCAGATCGGGGTCAGTTTCAGAATAGACCAAGTAGATGTCTTGATCGTTGAAGCGGCTTTGAGCCAGCAAGTCGATGACAGAATCAAGGATTCCATCTAAAGAATAGTCATTACGATTCATAATTTTCCTTTACTTGAGGTTAGGTTTTACCTTTGCACTGTTTGCGCGGGTGAATGTATTGTAAAACAATTCTTTGCATTGTCAACACTTATTTTATAGGGGTAAACCCTAAGTGTGGACAATAGATGGATAACGGGTGGACACTGTATAAATGAAAGTTTGACCCACGTGGAATGTCAATAAATACGCGGTTTGCAAAGAAGTGTGGACAATGTGGACAATCAATTTCTAGTAACTAAAATTAAAGATTTTGATATAAGGGTTAATACCTATACAGTGTGTCACGCCAAGTTGACGCCTCGTCCGCCACCGATTTTAAATCGACGTCCACATTGTCCACATTGTCCACAAATGCCCACGCCAACATGCCCACGCAAAAAACAAAAAAGGAAATGTGGACAAGTTGGACAATGTAAAAACTGATTGTCCACATTGTCCACAAAGTTATGGCCATGCGACTTGAAACAGACTGTCCACATTGTCCACATGACCCACAGGGTAAACCCTAATAGGATTCGGCTTGAGGGGAGGGGGTAGGGCCGACGGCAAAGGGCCAACAAAAACGGATGGGTCACAAACAATTTTTTTTCTTATAGCAATTTGCTAACTGCCTTCAGTTTTTAATTTTTTATTTTTTGTTGTAAACTCACAGCCACGTGCAAACTGCATGGAGAACACATGTTCCATTCGATTCCATTTACACCGCGCAAGGTCGAAGCAACAGAGTCGCGCTTGAAGGCGGTATATGACGCCGCAAGGCTAGGCCTTAAAGGCGACGCGCTTGCGTTGGCCGCAGGCATGTTGCCTACCGAGTACCGGCAACTTACGCAGCTTGACCCCGTGGTCGAGATCGCCGCGCAAAAAGGCAAAGCAGACGGCGAGATAGAACTTTCCAAAGTGATGCATCAAGCCGCGCTGAACGGCGACTCCAAGGCGGCGTTAGAAATCCTTAAACATCAACACGGCTGGGTGGCCAAGCAAGCTATATCTGTCGAAGTCGATCAGCGCATCTCAATCACTGGCGCGCTGGCCGAAGCGCAAAAGCGCATACTGGATGTGATTGATGTTGAAGAAGTAAACACCCTACAAATACAAAATGCAATCGACCATATACAGCGCTGAAGACGAACAAGAGTTGATGGCCAGATTATGGGCGCCAGCGATCAAGGACAACCCGTTGGCGTTTGTTATGTTCGCGTTTCCTTGGGGGCAACCTGGCACGCCGCTGGAACATTTCAAAGGCCCACGCAAATGGCAGCGCGAAGTCCTCACTGAAATAGGCAACCACATCAAACAGAACCAAGGCAAAGTTGACTTTGACACCCTGCGACACGCCGTGTCATCTGGCCGTGGTATTGGCAAGTCGGCGTTAGTTAGCTGGATCACGATCTGGATGCTGACCACGCGGATTGGCTCGACGACCATTATTTCGGCTAACAGTGAATCACAGCTAAGGTCAGTCACATGGGCCGAGATAACCAAGTGGATAGCGATGTCGCTTAACAGCCATTGGTTTGAAGTCTCGGCAACTAGGCTGATGCCTGCCAAGTGGTTGACTGAGTTGGTTGAGCGCGACCTGAAGAAAGGCACGCGTTACTGGGGCGTGGAAGGCAGACTTTGGTCAGCGGAGAATCCCGATGCGTACGCTGGCGTACACAATTACGACGGCGTGCTGGTGGTGTTTGACGAAGCGTCTGGTATTGACGACAGCATCTGGGCGGTGACATCTGGCTTTTTTACCGAGAACACACCTAACCGTTTCTGGATGGCGTTCTCTAACCCACGGCGTAACACTGGGTATTTCTACGAAGCGTTTAATTCAAAGCGTGAGTTCTGGACTACAAAAGTAGTAGACGCCCGCACGGTCGAGGGAACGGACAAGCAGGTCTACCAGCAGATCATCGACGAGTACGGCGCTGACTCATCACAAGCGCACGTCGAGGTGTATGGTCAGTTCCCATCTGAAGGCGACGATCAGTTCATATCGGCTAATCTTGTGGACGATGCGATGAAGCGGCCTAAGTACAAAGACGAGACAGCGCCTATCATCATCGGCGTAGACCCTGCGAGGTTTGGCGCGGATGCAACAGTTATTGCTGTGCGGCAAGGGCGCGACATTATCTCGATTCAGCGCCATCGGGGCGACGACACCATGACTGTCGTTGGCCATGTGATCGAAGCGATTGAGGAATACAAACCCGCGCTGGTCGTGATTGACGAAGGCGGATT